GGTTAGTACGCGTATGGTCTCTGGTGCTCCTTTGCACTATACAATCGCTTGTCGTATGTATTTTCTTGATGTCGTTAGATTTACGTGCACCAATAGGATATACAATGGAATATGCATTGGCATGAATCCCTACTCTACTGATTGGGATGCTTGTTACCGACATATGACGAGATTTGGTGACAATTGTTTCGCTGGTGACTATTCTGCTTATGATGCTTCTTTGCCAATGTGCATTATGGCTAAGTGTCTTGACGTCGTGGAGTCTTACTATGTAGGCTCTACTAGTGAAGACAGGATGGTACGTCGTGTCCTATTCTGGGATGTTATGAATAGTAGACATATTGCTCCAAGAGACGTATCAGGCGCACCTAAAGACAAGACTGGTTTAATTTATGAGTGGAACGGCTCTGTACCTAGTGGAACGTTTCTTACTACTTGGGTTAACTCAGTCTGCAATAATATAATATTAAGGTACTGCTCAATAGATTGTTACTTAAATACCTTAGGTCTAACACATCTTAAGGCGGAGCCTGAAGATTATATCAACGTTATCAATGAATATGAAGATAACGTTGCGATTATATCGTATGGTGACGATAATGGTGTGGCTGTAACCAGTAAATACAGCTTTATTAATCAAAATACTATGTCTTTATCTATGGAAGAATTAAATTTGACCTATACAGATGAGCAGAAGACTAGTGAGATGGTTAATTTTCGACCTTGGAAACACTGCACTTTCTTAAAGCGAGGCTTTGTTTTAGATCCAAAATCCAAAAGGGTGCTGGCTCCTCTTAGTTTAGATACGATATTAGAAGCCCCTTACTGGTCTAGGTCGGACACGGACCCTACTGCTGTCAATGACACTGTTCAACAGATGTTATATGAATTAGCGCTCCATACTGAAGAGACCTTTAATCAGTATGCCCCCCAGATTATCAAAGCCTCCAAGGAGAAGCTTACTTATTTTCCCACTCAGATCACTTATCGGGATTGTAAGGCCATGGCTCTCTCCCTTGAAGCCTTATGGTAATCAACACCTCGCCCAACTGCGGCTCTCGAAAGGTTCCCTATAATAGATACGTCTTAGGGAATAGGTGTGTATCAATTTTGAGAGTGACGATCTTTTGGGCGTTCTAGACCTGGGACTATTTAGTCCTAACTGATTCGGATAAGGTACGGCAGCCCCGCGAATATCCTGATCACACACCTAGTGGGTTGTGGTTTGAACTTACCACGATACCATGACATTCTCCAGTTCAGCAACCAAGAATCTTCTAAAGACGAGACGACCGCCCTGACTACCAGTCCAGTCGTCGAAAATTCCACTACGTCCTTCATCGAGGATGGTTCAGTCCGAACGAATTCGATGATTTCTGCTCTCCCAGCCACTACAGCTATGTCTTCAACCATGCCTATACAGTCTGAGATTGCAACCTATATGGCCAAGCCACAGCTCATTGCAACTACGAGTTGGACCACTGCCGATGCCGCCAATGCTACCATAGCCACTCAGACTTCAGCCCAAATTTTAGCTAAGGATGTTTATGCTAGAAAAGTCTACGGCTTCCGTAATGTGCGTGGTACTATAGTAGTGCGCCTTGAGCACAATGCTGATCCTTTTCAACAAGGCAGGTTGTTGCTCCATTTCCTGCCTTTAACCAAGGTTCAGCAAAATTACTCCTTCTATGCTGCTTCTCACAATTATGATTTGACTACTAAAACGCAACAGCCCGGTGTTGAACTAGACTGTCGCGATTCTGCTTGTGAGCTTCGTATACCATATGTTGCCCC